ACTCAGTGGAACAAGTACAACACAATTAATTGACCTTACTGATGTTGACACTGCAAATCTTGGTGATGGTAGATTTTTAAGATATGATGCTTCGTCAGAAGAATTTACATTTGCTCCTGTTTCAGCAACTAATCTTGAATTGATCGCTGGTGATATACAGTCTGGCATTTTAACTACAACGAGCACAAATGCTGCAGTCGTAATGTCCATAAGTGCATCGACTTATAGATCTGTGAATTATCAGGTTCAGGTTACAAGAGGGACTAACTATAATATGTCAACCATCAATATTATTCATGATGGTACTAATACATATCAGGCTGAGTATGGCATAATCAATCAACCAATTGGAGTTGCTACATTCTCATCTGATATTAGTGGTGGAGCACTTAGATTGATAGGACATCCAGCATTCTCATCAGAGACAACTTTTAAGGTTGTATTTACTGCGTTAGAAGTTTAAGTTAATAAATAACAAGGAGTAGACACTCTTTTTGGTTGAATGCACAAAAACGGCAGGTGTAAAGCAGGACAATATTACTGCTATACCGATAAAGTATGTAAACCAATTCCTAGGGGTTTCATGGTAGATCCTAAGGGAATGCTTCGTAAAGAAAACGGCCATTCCGTTGACGATAATAAAAAAAATGGTAATGGAAACGGAAACGGCAATGGGAACGGCAACGGAAACGGTGGTGCCGTCTCGGAGGGGAACAAAAGTGGTGATTCTTCTCTGCGTGACTGGTTTAGCAAGAGTAAGTCTAGTGATGGCAAGCCTGGCTGGGTTCAGTTGGGTGGAAAGTATGCAGGAAAACCCTGTGCCAAACAACCAGGACAAACTACAAAACCAAAGTGTGGTTCGTCCAAGATGAAGCGCAACCTCTCTAAAAAAGAGGAAGATGCAGCGTTCCGTCGTAAGAATCGTCAAGATCCAAATCCAGATAGAAAAGGGAAGGCAATCAACGTGAAGACTGAAGAATTTACAACCTTACCACTTCATATTGAAATCCCTAACAACATTAGAGATTTTAACTTGGGACTTATGTTCCGTGAGAGTTTGGATATTAACAGCGGAATGTTATTCATCTTTGAAGAAGTTGGACAGCAGTCCTTCTATATGAAAGAAACAAAAATTCCTCTTGACATCGCTTTCATCACAGAGGACGGAATAGTAGAAAGCATCAAACAATTAGAACCATATGACGAAACCCCAGTAACTTCCGAAGGAGAAGTTCTGTGCGCTTTAGAAGTAAATCGTGGATGGTTCGCAGAAAATAATGTTGAAGTAGGTGACGAGATTGAGATTGATGAAGCAGCGGGAGAAAAAGACGCTTGCTATCATAAAGTTAAGTCACGCTACAAAGTTTGGCCAAGTGCATATGCGTCAGGAGCACTTGTCAAATGTCGTAAGAAAGGTGCCGCTAATTGGGGCAACAAAACTAAGAAGGAAGAATTCTCCAACTGGAGAGATAGTTACATTCCAACGGACTATGAAACAACAGATCTCATCACACCAGAACCCTTAACCGCTACAAAAGGTATTGGTAGTGAGATGCTCGATGAAAAATGTTGGAAAGGTTATGAAAAGAAAGGTATGAAGACTATGTTTGGAAAGAGATATCCAAACTGTGTCAAGAAAACTAAAAAAGAAGAAGTTGAACTGATCGATGAGAAGAAAGGTTGTATGCACAACCATGAAGGTGAAGAGTGTCCAGTGCATGGCAAGAAAGCATGTCCAGACACCGTTAAAGAAGCAGTAAGAATACCAGCAAAAACTGGTAATCTTGTCAATGTTATCTTCAGATTTAGAAGTAAAACTATTATGCTGAAGATGTTCTTCCCACAAACATCCTTACCAACTAGATCTGATATTCAAGATCAAATTGATAAGGTGTATCCTGGCGCGAAACTACTAACGTACACAGTTTCGGACTATGAACCAGGGCAACCAGTCCTCCATGCAGAAGCAGCAGCATGGACAAAAAAGTCAGGGAAAAATCCAGAGGGAGGTCTTAACGAGAAAGGAAGAAAATCTTACGAAAGAGAAAATCCTGGAAGCGACCTTAAGGCACCAAGCAAGAAGGTTGGAAATCCCCGTCGCAAATCCTTCTGCGCTAGAATGAAGGGTATGAAGAAAAAGTTGACATCATCTAAAACTGCTAACGATCCAGATAGCAGAATTAATAAGTCTCTTAGAAAGTGGAATTGCTGAGTAAATTATGTCTGATAATGTATACCTTGGCAATCCGAATCTAAAAAAAGCAAATACACCAATAGAATTTACGGAAGAACAAATCCGTGAGTTCTTGAGGTGTAAAGAAGATCCTGTCTACTTTGCTAATAACTATATCAAGATTGTTTCTCTTGACGAAGGACTAACACAATTTCATCCTTATGATTTCCAAGAGAAACTCATCAATAACTTTCACAATAACAGATTTAATATCTGTAAGATGCCACGACAGACTGGTAAGTCTACCACTGTCGTATCATACCTTTTGCACTATGCTGTTTTCAATGATAGTGTCAACATTGGCATCCTAGCAAACAAAGCAGCAACAGCAAGAGAACTCTTAAATAGATTGCAAACTGCATACGAAAACTTACCCAAGTGGATGCAACAGGGTGTGTTAGTATGGAACAGAGGTTCATTGGAGTTAGAAAATGGGTCTAAAATTCTTGCTGCTTCAACTTCCGCAAGTGCTGTCCGAGGTATGTCATTCAATATACTCTTTTTGGATGAGTTTGCATTTGTTCCAAATCACGTTGCTGATTCGTTTTTTGCCTCTGTTTATCCTACTATTACTTCTGGTAAAAATACGAAAGTCATTATCGTCTCGACGCCACACGGAATGAATCATTTCTACCGCATGTGGCATGATGCGGAGAGAAAGAAGAACGAATATATTCCCACTGATGTTCACTGGTCTGAAGTTCCTGGTAGAGATGAACTTTGGAAAGAACAAACTATTGCAAACACATCAGAACAACAGTTTAAGGTTGAGTTTGAGTGCGAATTCTTAGGATCTGTTGATACTCTGATTGCACCAAGTAAATTGAGAACATTGGTTTATGATGCACCTATCGAAAGAAATGCTGGACTGGATGTATATGAACCCCCACGAGAAAATCATGATTATGTGTTAACTGTTGACGTTGCAAGAGGAGTTGGAGAAGATTATTCTGCATTTGTATGTGTTGATATCACACAGTTTCCACATAAGGTAGTGGCAAAGTATAGAAACAATGATATCAAACCAATGTTGTTTCCAAATATCATCTATGAAGTAGCAAAGAGTTATAATAGTGCATTTATCTTGTGTGAAGTAAATGATATTGGAGATCAAGTTGCAAGTATTATTCAGTATGATCTAGAATATCAAAACTTACTCATGTGCTCTATGAGAGGTAGAGCAGGACAGATTGTAGGACAAGGATTTTCTGGAAAGAAGACTCAGTTGGGAGTTAAGATGTCCAAAACTGTGAAGAAGGTTGGATCACTCAATCTCAAGACAATGATTGAGAGTGATAAACTTCTTTTTAGTGACTATGAGATTATCTCTGAACTTACTACCTTTATCTCAAAGCACAATTCATTTGAGGCAGAAGAAGGTTGTAATGATGACCTTGCAATGTGTCTTGTCATCTATGCATGGTTGGTAGCACAAGATTACTTTAAAGAATTAACAGACCAGGACGTTCGTAAAAGATTATATGAAGAACAGAAAAATCAAATCGAACAGGATATGGCACCATTTGGATTTATGAATGATGGACTGAGTGAGGATAGTTTCGTTGACGGTGATGGAGATAGGTGGTTCAGTGCTGCTACAGACGAGTATGGTGATAGATCATATATGTGGGAGTATCGATAATGGACTTAGATGGTCAGATTAAACTAGGTCATCTATTACTTCAGGACAGAAAATGTAGAGTGTGTGGAGAGATAAAAAATTTAGTAGACGGATTTTATAGAACAAGAAAAGATAGAGGTGCTGTTGCTTCTTCTTACTCATATGAATGTAAAGAGTGTTGTAAAAAGAGAGTAAAAAAATCATCAGACAAGTGGGAATATCCCGATTGGTAGTTCACGTCAGGATTCCCCTGTGAAAACCCTCCTTTTAATAAATATTCTTAGACAAACTGAGATTAACGGAGAAACAAAACATGGCGACTCCTCAATTATCTCCCGGTGTATTAGTCAGGGAGGTT